GCCATTATTGTGGCCTCACGATCAGGGTGTGGTACACCGGGTTGTCACCACGATAGGTCAAGATGTTGATGATCTTGGCTTCGCGGGTTTCGCCTGCCTGTGGATACTGCACACGATCCGCTTCTGTTGGGTAATAATCGCCAAGCTCTGCCGTACCAATCAAAATTTTTACGTCCGTGGTTTGGTACAAGCCTTCCGATTCCCGTGGGGTAAGGCGGCTGATGATGCCCTTTACCGTCACAGTGACGTCCGCTCCAGTCACAGCCCCTGTGGTGGGGTCGTAGGCGCGGGGTGTAGTGGTCTTGATGTACGTAATGTCCTGGCCCCAGTCATTAAAGATTTGGGCTGGAATCGGCGAAAACGTGTCGTCTATTCTTGACATTTCATCCTCTAACAACGCGCACTTGATAACCCCCAGAACCGCCCAAGGTGAAGGCTCCAAGGTAGGACTGCAACCAAGGGTAGACATCAAAAATGTTGTTCACAGATCCAGTTGCCTGGCTATCTGTGTTGTACTTCACCTTTAGTTCACCTAGCTCGACTTCTTCATACAAACCTTCGGTTCCCGTGTTACCCGTGACCGCTTCGGTGTCGTTTGCTAACGCACGCGCCAGCTCGTAGGTGGCGTATTTGATGTCCGCTGGGATGGTGGAACATGTAAGTTCTACCCGGTCAACGTGGTAGTTGTTGCGCGGCCAGCTCAGTGCTTGGCCATTGTCGCAACGGTCACCGTAAAAGTTAAGTACGTCGATCCAGCGGGTTGCGCTGATGATGGCGCGGTTCTTTTGGTCGTCAGTTTTGTCGTCCCAAGTTGAAGAACTTGGAACGGTCTCGAAATAGGCGTTTGCTTCCGCCAGCGTCACAAAGCTGTTGGAATTTGCGCCCTTTAATGTGGCATCAATTGTTGCGGCCACAAGACTGCAGGGATACTTTCTTTGATTTTAGCCCAATAAAAAACCCCGCCGAAGCGGGGCAGTATCAGCTTTTGCTGGACGTATCACGCGATTGCGCTGGTGTCCAATGGGCTGTTGACGATCATCTCGACCATTGGGATCAGGTCGATGTCGTAGGTGGCTGACCAGTTGCCAGCGGTGGCCAGAGTGCCGTTGGTGGGGTTGTCACCAGCACTGGTCCACTTGGTGCCCATCACGTGATACGCGGTGTGGTAATCCACAGAAAGCACGTCTTGCTTCGAGAGCACGTTGCGGTCTGCTTCAATACGCAGATCCTGCTGGACGCCTTCCAGAATTGAACCCCCGCGCATCAGGTAGCAACGGAACTCCTTCACGTCGCCTGACGTTCCAGGGATCACAGTGTTGACCTGTGGATCCATGATCACGTTGCAGCCTGCAAACTCGCCGATGCTGCGAGCACCGACGCCGACGCCGCCACCGCCCCAGGTCACTGCGCCAGCAGCGGCCAAGGCGGAGGTGCTAAAGGTCAGAAGACCAATTTGGTACAGGTAGAAACCAACGGATGGGTGGACAATCAAGGTGTCCAGCTCATCGCCACGCTCGCCGAGTGCAGAACGGGCTTCAGCTACGTTTGCCGCAGTCAGGAAATTGGCTTCGGTTTGTCCTGAAGTTGCAGCAACTGCCTTGTCCAAAGAATGGGCAGACAATGCTGTCCCAAACAAACCCGAAAGTTGTGAGAACAGACGGGCGCTGTTCAGCTTGTTGATTGCATCGGCAAGCTGGTTGCGGATGTGGAGCATTGGGTCTTCACCCGCCGCCAACATCGCAATGTCGTCCACTGCATACGCGAAACCGCGATGGCAAATGGAAGCAATCTGGGTGCCGGTGCCGATCTTTTGGGGAGTCAGGTAACCACCGCTGCTTGTGCCCCACGTAGCTGTACCGTCCATGATCTCCTCAGTTGGAGATACAGGATTGAATTCGGGCACCTGAATGCGGGTGCCGCCTTCGCGGGCATCCAGCAATGGATTACGAACAACAGCGCCAGACTTGATGAACAAGCTGCGCTCTTTTACTGCCTCAGACACATAGGTGCTGAGATTATTCCTCTTTACGATGTCCGCGAGTAGGACACCGCCGGAATAATTCTGAAATGGTGCGGCCATCTTAGAAAACCAACGTTAAAGGTGTGTGCGGGGTCCAAGCCACGGACTTGGTGAGACACGCCCCACCGGGGCTACAAAGAAGCTTCACGTTCCAGCACAGCTGCAAGTTCGGGCTCCTCTGCTTTTAGTTGCATTTGTCTCGTTATGTTAATACTACCGGCCTTAAATGGATTGGGCATCCCAGGGGCAATAACAGAATTTGGTGTCGGCTTGGCTCCCATGCCAGCGGCGCTGCTGGGCTTAAAGTGGTGCTCAAAACCTGAACCGGGGTTCTTTAAATTGCCTAAGTAGTTAGTAATATCTTGTTCGACACCCTTATCCAAAATTACAACGTCGCCGTTGTCCTTTTTGTGCAGGTTGTTTTGTACCAGCAAAAGCATTTGCTCGGCGTTGATGGCACCGGCTTGGCTGATTGCGGATAACGCTTTTGTACGCATAGAAGCTTCCTCGTTGGAGACCTTTAGGTCCGCCAACTGACGCTCCAGTGCGCTGATTTGTACGTCCTTTTCTTGGGCGCTTTTATTAGCTTCTTCCCAAAGATCTTTCCATTGGCCTTGGTCTTCCAGCGTTTGTTTGCGCTGGTCGTCCTGCTTTTTGTAGACCTCATCCAGCTTGGATTTGATGCCTTGGAAACGTTCCTCGGCTTCAGTTGCTTGCTGTTTTAAAGCGGCAAGCTGGGTCTCGTATTCGGCTTTGACAGCAAGCGCAGGGTCTGGTTGCTGTGGAGCGGTGTCGGCTGCAGCCACGGGCTGGTCAGAACTCGCCACGGGCGTGTCCTGGATGACGTGCTCTTCCATAGTCAGAAGTCAAAAGTGGTAGTAGGGGTGTCTTCCGCAGGCTTTGATGGCTTGCGCTTACGAACAGCTTTGCATACCTTGGGTTCAGGTTGCTGTTCGCGTAACTCGACAAGTTCCCATACTTCGGAACCGTCAGGTTTGGTAACTTTTTCTAGGGACTTGCCCATGTAGGCGTACTCCATGTACTCCTTTAGTCTACTCGTGTAGTTTACAAGAACTCGTAAGTATGCGGTTATTCTTCCTCGGTGTCTTGAGTTTCGGTCTCACCGCCTTGTTCCTCACTAGCGGTAGGAAGGATTTCACCTTGGACCAAAATTTGGCGGAACTCGTCGCGTCCCAGTACGCCTTGGTCGAACAATGCCGTCAGCGCGGTTACGTCCTGCCCGATTAAACGATCAATGTCAAAATCGCGGCTGATGCTTACCTCCGGTGGGGCGATTCCTACATAGTCGGCGGCTAAATTGAAAGCTTTTTGTAGGGCCTGTTCCAGATCGAGAGATACCATCGACAGCATTGAGTTTGTGTCTACACGGTCCAAACGGCGGGCGTCGGCGGATTCGGCAACAAATTTTTGTTGGCTAAGTGTGCTGATGCCAAGGGTGGCCATTTGCATCTGTAGCTCGCGGATTTCGTTGGATTGCGCTTCAAATGCGTTCGCGGCTGGCTCCACGTAATAAACTGTGTTGCCAGGTTGGGTTGCCATTGCGTAGTTGACGCTTACAGCTACGTCTTTGGATTGGTCGTCCCAGCCTTCAAGGACAAGAATTGGTTGGCTTGCGATGTGCAGGCTGTGGATTAAATCGGCTTGGCGTTGAAAATGTGCCAGGTTTAAGTAGGCAATGTCAAGTAAGGGCGGCTTACTTGTAAGGGTGTCAACCTTGCCTGCATATGTTGTGACAAGTGGGATTTGGCCCAGGCTGTAGTCGCCTGATTCCACTAGCTCATAGTCCGAGGTGGCATCTGTTGCGTCGAAAGCGTTTGGATATGGGAAACCTCCCTGCATGTCCTTCTTGGTTTCGACCTGCCGGTAAATGCGGTACTGCCCAGGCTCGATAACACGGATCTGGTCATATACTTTTTCGCCAAATTCGCCGTCAGGGACTACTGCTTTTTCTTTGATGCGGACCTGTACGAGGTTGCCGTAGTTGACCTCACGGTCCAACCGCCAGCCGTAAATGTTGTCTGGGTCCACCTCGATCCAGTACGGGCGGCGGTTAAGTTCGCGCTCTTCCGCAAGGCTGCGGGCACCTGTTGGAGCCGGAAAATCTACTAGTGTATGACAATGCCCGTAAGTTAGTGAGCACAGCAGCAGGCGGCGGGCGTACTCGTCTAAATCTGAGCCGCAACCATCAACGTCTTTTGCGAAAATATCCGTCCAGTATGGGTCGCCTACCAAACTGATGGGTTTGCGCAGAATAAGTCCTGCAGCAGCACGCACCAGGCGCTGCGTAAATGGGGAAAATACGGCCCGGTTTACACGCGCTAAATACGCCGTGTAGTCCTCGCGGGGTTCAATTGGTAAGAAGGCTTCGCTGTTCTCGCGGAGATATTCCGTCCCAAGGGTGACGGCCTTCATGATTTCCCAGCCCTTCATCATGTCCAGCACCGCTTGCGTGCGGGTGAACGGACTGTCCGCTCCACCGAGGGTGTTGGAACTTACAAGGTGGGTGCGGATTTGGCCGGGAACTGAATACGTCACTTAGTCACCATTTCTCGCGATTTGCCCAGTAAGCGGCGGACATTTTACCTTTTTTGATACTAGCGGCGTGGCCCCATAGTATTTAAGCATTAAAGGAAATAGTCCAACCTTTTACGATTAGGTTGTCGTAAGCAGTGACGGCAGCAGCGGACCAAGTGGTCTTGGCTGCGTTAGTACCGCCGTCAATGCTAAGAGTGATGTTAGAAGCACCGCTTGTGTCTAGTGAGACAAGGATGTTCTCAATTGATTGTGCAGTGAGGGCACAGTTGAACCAAGCACCACTAAAGGCAATAGGTGCGACAGAAGAGCAGTTGTCAAAAAGATTTGCAGGAACATTCGCAAGACTTGTGCAGTTCGCAAATCCTGTGTCGAGTCTACTCAAAGAACTAGAGAATGTAAAATTAGGGACGGATGTTAAGGCACTACAATTTAACATTAAACCTTGACCATTCGCCAGCGAAGTAAAATCTAAATTTGGCATGGACGTTATGCCTGAGCAACCAGAAAAAGGGTACCTGGCTTCTGTAACATCGGAAAAGTCCAGTAACGGGAATGCAACTAGCCCTGAACAATTAAGCCAAGCGACGCTCAATTTATTAACCCCACTTGTCACATCAAACGCACACACAAATGAAGTCATGTTAGACGCACCGTTCCAAGCGCTTGTTAGGTCTGTCCCTAAGTTAGCACCTGGACCAATAGTGACAGACGTGATCTGACTTGCATCAGCAGTTACGTTATTAAAGTATGGTTTATAAACCCCATCACTATAAACACCAAGCGTATAATCACCAGCTGTATAAGTATGTGGCAACGTGTTTAGCGTGCTATTTTCAACAGCACCGTCGCCCCATTCAATCTCGTAATCAACAGTACCAGTAGACCTTAAATTAAAAACACCACCAGCATTTGTGATGTCATAAGTGATTGCAGCATCCCCAGGTGGGTTGACCTGATCGCTAGTAATAATCCAAGTCATGATGTAATCTCCTGCAATGTGGTATCGGTTAGGCGGTAGGGGTAGTAGGTGAGGCGGGAAATGGTGCCGTTTATACTACGACTAAAACCAGAGCCAATAGTTAAACGGTCCACTGTTGGAAGAGTTACAGAGTTATCTGTCTGCACACTTCTATCATCAAAACCTTTAGCGGCCAAATCATTTTCTTTTAGTGCTAAAGCAATTTTTATTGCAGTGTTTGCAGCAATACCTGTAAATGTAGGGAAAAGGTCTGTTACCTCTGTACCACCATCAAATACTTTTACTCCGGTGCCACCATTTGCTCTGCCAAACACGTCAAATCTTTCGCCCGTAGTTCCATCGCTAAATTGATAATGTGTTGCTCCTGCTACAGTGTTTACTTGGGCTTGTTTGCAATTACTAAACACCGTCCCCTCATCCTGCCGATACCACGAACTAAAATTACTTCCCGTGATACTTGCAACATCAGCTGCACGGGTGACGGTGGAGGAGGTGGTGGGGATGTAGGAGGTGGGGAAGGAGCCTATTTCACCTTGGGCTCCCCAGATGTAGAAGTTTTGAACACTATTTACGTCACCACTTCTAAGCCCTGCAGATGTACCTACTACAGACGTTGTAAAACTAATTCTAGTCCAAGAAGTACCTACGCTTTGTGATGCACTATAAGAAAGGTTTGTTCCAATTTGGATACTAACTGTATTGGTAACAGCACGAACGTATGCAGAAACGGTAACTGTCCCAGAAGCACCAGATGCACTTGTACCAATAATTGGTATAGTTCCACCAGTAGCGGGGAATGCTACTAGGGAAGCACTATTAGCAACACCATCTGGTCCTGTTGCTTGATTATCAGTAATAGTTGCAGTATTGTATTGAGACCAGTTAGCATTAGTTGGCTGGCTGTTAAGGAAAAAGTTAGTCCTACTCTCTTCAATCAACAACCCCAAGGACTCACCAGTCACGGGGTCATGGTCGAAGCGTGGAGCACCAGTAGCTGTTGTTGTAGTGGGGATGTAGTCTGTTAGAGCACCTTCTTGTAGTTGGGCTCCCCAGACGTAGACGTCAGTGATATAAGTATCTGGTCGGTTGTTTATGCTAAAACTACCGCCAAGGGCTGCCGTAACTGTTGATGAAATTCTCTGCCAATCACCTGTAGCAGTAAACGCCGTAGATGAAACTGAATCCCCGCCATATTGAAGGTTAAATTGATTATTAACACCAGGTGTAACTGCTTTAACCCAGACTGATCCTGTATATTCAGCCCCTGCTGTGATTGCATTGGTTTGCTGTACATAAGTGCCACCACTAGCGGGTAACTCAATCCTGTCTGCCGTCATTGACCCATCAGGTGCAGCAATAGCATTAGTCGTAATGGTTGTGTTTGAACCTACATCCCACTGATCAAACTGCTCACTGTATGTAAGCAAATTAACCGGACTGGTTTTAATCAACCCATCACTACCAACATACGTCCCAGTACTGGCACGGGTGAAGGTGACTAGGTTGGTGCCACTGACAGCGTCATCTAGTGTCTTACTGGTTGCAAATTGCAGGTCAAGACTTGGCTGGGTATTAAGATCCAATAATGGGTCATTGTTGTCAGGGTGCTGCAGAGTAATGCCTGATTCCCAAACGAGAGTCATCACTCACCTCCTGGGAAAGGACGGTCGTATGCCGTAATTTCAGCAGGTCGTGAAGCAGCAAGTAGTTCCATGCTCACTAACAACGCA